AGGTGCTGGTCTGGCAAACGAGAAGCGCGGGATGCACGTTGTCTTTGTGGCACACGCCGATGTCGAAACGCTAAAGCTGCCCGACGTTGACGACTATATGCGCTGGACCTTGCGTTTGCCGCCTAAGTCACAGCCGCCCTACACAGACGATGTGGATGTAGTGGGCTTTCTGCGTTTGGTGACCTACACCAAGGGCGACGAAGGCGACCGCAAGAAAGCGATCAGCACTGGCGATCTGGAAATGGTCGTCCATGCTACTGCGGCCAACGTATCGAAGAACCGATACGGGATCACAGAGCCTTTGGAATACCACCTTGGCCAGAACCCGCTTGCACGCGTTATCCCGTCTCTGGGCGGCGCTGCACCCGCACAAACCAAAACCACCAACGAAGGGGAAGCATGATGTCTTTCTGGGATTTGTCCACTGGCGAAACCGCCGCAAACACTGGCACCGAATATGAGGTGCCGTCAGGCAATATCGAACCGATCCCTGCAGGATCTTCCGTCCTTGCCATGATCGATGAGATCAAATGGGACCGAAAGCCTTCTGGCGAGGAATTCATCTCGGCACGCTGGACTGTGCTTGCGCCTGATGAATACAAAAACCGCAAGGTGTTTCACAAGCTGTGGGTCACGGATGCAGACCCAAGCGCGAAAGATGAGACAGCCGCCAAGAACAAGCGCGACAAGGCCCGCAAGATGCTGGCTGCAATCGACGCAAACGCTGGCGGCAAGCTGACCGCAAAGCAGGGAATCCCAAGCACTGACGATCTGGTGATGGCTCTGACCAACAAGCCGATGGTCTGCACGATCATGGTGTGGTCAATGCCAGACACCCGCAACGGCGGCATGATGCACGGCAACTGGGTATCGGCAGTGGCTTCCAAGGCGTCAAAAGACATCCACATTGCCGAAGCCAAGCCGTTGCCGTCAGGCGCGTCTGGCATGGGTTCTGGGTCACGCGATGACTTTGGTGCTGGTTCTTCTGGCGGCTACCGCGCCCCAGTGACCGACGACGAAATCCCGTTCTAAGGAATGGGTCGCCCAGCCCGTCAAGGTTGGAGCCGAATAGACCTGAGCAGTCAGGCGGCGGGCTGGGCAAACAAACATTAACCGATTGGAGCCGGAAATGGAACAACGCACGAAAGAATGGTTTGAAGCACGCGCAGGCCGCATCACGGCATCAAGCGTGGGCGCTATCTTGGGTCATGCGCCCTACGCCACACGCGACGATGTAATGCGCCGGATGGTGCGAGAGTATCACGGTGCGCCCAGTGAATTTGAAGGCAATATCGCCACCGACTATGGCACGCGCAACGAGGCTGGCGCACTGACAGAATACGTCATGGAAACTGGCAACAATGTCGAGCAGATCGGCTTTGTGAATTACGAGCATTGGGCCGGATGCAGCCCAGATGGCTTGATTGGCGAAGATGGCGGGCTTGAGATCAAATGCCCGTTTGGCTTGCGGAAAGATGTAGTGCCAGCTTTTAAGCCGCTGAAAGAACAGCCGCATTACTACGATCAAATCCAGTTCTCGCTCTGGGTTACTGGTCGGCAGTGGTGGCATTTCTACCAATGGTCGCCAAACGGCACGATGCTGGAAGTGGTTAGGGTTAACGAATTGTGGCAGGCTTTCTCTTTGCCAACATTGCGTCAGTTTCACGCAGAATACGTTGACGAGCGCAAGATGCCTGATATCCATCTTGAGCCAAAGCGCCCGATCATCGACACGCCAGAAGCACATCGCATTATGGCCGAATATGACCAGATTTGCGAGGCGATAGATCGGGCCGAAGAGCGCAAGAAGGAATTGCTGGCCGACATGGTTAAGATCGCGGGCGAAAAGAACGTGGTCTTCGCTGGGCGCAAACTGACCAAGACCGAAAAGGCTGGTGCTATCGCTTATGCCAAGGCGGTCAAGGCTCTGCTGCCAGATGCCGATCTTGAGCCGTATCGCGGGAAGCCATCAATCTATTGGGGGATCAAATGACCCTCCGCCCCTATCAGGCTGACGCAGCACAAGCGGCTTTGGATTGGATGAAGCGCAGCACCGCGCCATTCATTATCGACGCGGCTACAGGTGCTGGCAAATCGCACATCATTGCCGAGATCGCTGCGGTCATTCACAGCATGACAGGCAAGCGTGTGCTGTGTCTTGCGCCTAGCGCAGAATTGGTCACGCAGAACCGCGAAAAATATCTGGCAACGGGAAATCGAGCCAGCATGTTCTCAGCATCTGCGGGCGCAAAAGAACTACGTCACCCGGTGGTGTTTGGGTCGCCGCTGACTGTTAAAAACCGCGTCAGCCGGTTCAAGGACCACTATGCGTTGGTGATATTGGACGAGGCGCACGGGATCACGCCAACTGTGCGAGAGATCATAGATGCAATGCGGGACGGCAACCCGAACCTGCGCGTTTGCGGGCTAACAGCCACGCCATACCGCTTAGGGTCTGGATGGATTTTCAGAGAACATGACGACGGCAAAATCAACGGCGAGGATACCGCCCGCGATCCATACTTTGCAAAGTGCGTCTACAAGATAGATGCTAGGTCGCTTATTAAGATGGGTTTCCTGACACCGCCAGTGATTGGCCAGATCAACGCAAAAGGATATGACACGGGCGGTCTTGCCCTAAACAGCAGGGGCCAATTTGATGCCGATGCAGTGGATCGTGCTTATCACGGCCATGGTCGCAAGACGGCGGCTATCGTTGGCGATGTCGTGGCACAGGCACATGATCGCCGTGGCGTTATGTTCTTTGCTGCGACTGTGAAGCACGCTCAAGAGATCATGGCAAGCTTGCCACCGGGGCTTTCAGAGATTGTCACGGGTGACACGCCGAAGGCACAGCGAGACGACATCCTGCGGCGGTTTAAAGCGCAGCAGATTAAGTATTTGGTCAACGTGTCTGTGCTGACCACTGGCTTCGATGCAAGCCACGTCGATCTGATCGCCATCCTTCGCAAGACCGAAAGCGTTGGGCTGCTACAGCAGATCATTGGGCGCGGTCTTCGACTGCATTCCGGCAAAGCCGATTGCTTGGTGCTGGACTACACCACGAACCTTGAAGATCACTGCCCAGACGGTGATCTGTTCGCGCCAGTGGTGAAAGCTGGCAAGGGTTCTGGTGGGGGCGATGGACTAAGGTGCATCTGCCCATCGTGCCAATACGAAAACGGCTTTACGGCCAGCCCTATGTATCTGGATTACCAGAAAGATGAGGCGGGCTATGTTCTTGATCTGGATGGGCGGCAGATCATGTCCGACTTTGGTCCTATCCCCGGTCACTTTGGTCGCCGTTGCATGGGACTGGTGCAAGCTGGCAAGCGCGGTGAATACGAGCGGTGCGGGTATCGCTGGACGTTTAAAGAATGCCCGCATTGCGCCGCAGAGAACGACATAGCTGCTCGGTATTGCATATCTTGCAAAGGCGAGATCGTTGACCCCAACGAAAAGCTGGTTGCAGATTTCAAAGCACTAAAACGCGACCCAACGCGCACGCAAACAGACAAGGTGCTAAGTATGTCATGTGCGCCCGGGATCAGCCGATCTGGCAATCGCACAATGCGGGTGGAATGGGTCACGCCATATCGGCAATTTGCCACTTGGTTTATGCCAGATGCGCCGCATGTGCGCGGTCAGGTGGCTTGGCAGGCATTCAAGGCCGTTAGCATGGGAGGGACAGTTTCGCCTAAAACTGTGACCTATGCCAAGAATGCAGAAACAGGCTTTTTTGACATCAAGGCTTACAACCGCCCAGCAGATGAAGCGCCGGATGCCAAGCCGGAACCTGAATGGGACCCCTTTGACGAGGTAAAGCAACATGCGGCTCAGTGACTTTCAAGACATAGCCCAGCGCGGCGTGGTGACGTTTGGCGATCTGGACTATCGCGGCAAATGTCCGACAGAGGATCAGGAGCAAATCACCTTTTTCAATCGTTTGCGGCGCGAATATGCAGCAACTTGGGGCAAGCTGGCTGTTCACCCACGAAACGAAGGGCTGCGATTTGGCGGGCAATTTAGCGCCGTTGCAAAGCACAAAGCAGAAGGCATGACGCCCGGTGCATCTGACATCATAATCCCAAGCCGGGTAACGTTTGTTTGCGAATTGAAGCGCCGAGATCCAACGCAAGGGCGCTGGCAAGATGGGCAGCGTGAATATTTGGAAGCAGCGGCTAAGGCTGGGGCTTTTGCCTGTGTTGCTCTTGGCTGTGAGGCGGCATGGCAGGCATTGCAAGCTTGGCTGGCGGCCAGCGATTTAGCCTAGCTTGCGCCCATAAAAGGCTTCCAGTTCGGAAAGCCGGTTTTGAATTGCCGTCTTGGCGCTTTCGTCAAGGCGGTTTTCTTTGTGCAGTTGCAGCATGTAGCCTTTAAGTTCCTGCACGCCGATGATTGTGGCTACTTTCTGGGCGTGCGATGGGTCTTGCCCGCCCGCCGAGGCGAGTAGGCAAGACCATTCTGCTTTGCTTCTTTCGAGCCTCAAAGGGCCTCGCCCCTCAAGCCGACCAGCATCTTGGCCTGCATGTCTTTCTCCTTATCGGCCACCTCGCCGCCGCAGGCCAGATATCCACAGCCGTCGATCCAGTTGTCCGCGTGGGCAGGATTGGCCTTGGCGCGGGCCAGCTTCAGTAGGGTCATCATCACGGCCACGTCGTGAGCCTTGATGTTGCGCCCGAGGTGCGCCGACCAGTAAGCCGCGATCAGACCGAAGTTGGCCTCGGCGTCACCATGTGTTCCCTGCCGATCCTTGGTGACGTATTCTTTGGCGGTATCGAGTATTTCGGTGCGGTTCACTTGGACACCCATTCCTGTTCAAAGCGCAAATCTTCGATCCCGGTAATATCTGCCAAGCGGTGGCGGTAGACAGCGGACGGCACCACGCGGCCTGTCATCCAGCGGGAAAGGCTGGACGATGCCACTGGAACTTTTCTTGCGAGCCAGCCCAGCTTGCGCCCGTCTTGCGCGCACCATAGCCTGATTTTAGTTTGAGCCATCATTAAGAATCCTCCTGTGTTCTGGCAGCACTAGACCTAAAGACAAAAATAATTGATGTAAAGTTCGTTTTTTCTGTTTACACGCTCTGAGCAAAGTTTATGGTGGCTTTTATCAACTAGCAAACAAGGAGACGACCAGATGAAATTCCCAAACTTCTACGCTGAGTGCGCCTACCTTGACGGGGTACGCGACAATCAGGACAACACCTCAATCCGCTTTGCGTCATATGTAAAGTTTGGTCAGGTGATCGCTGCGGGTGCCGATTGGTATGCCCGTGGCAAGAGTGATGCAGCCCGTGCCGCTGCTTAATCCGACCGTCGCAAACAAGGAGACTAGCATGACCAACATCACCATCACCATCACGCTGGAACAGGCCAAGACGGCCCTAGATTGCATCGACCGTGACATGGACTACAGCACCCATGAGCAGCCAGATTATCACGACATTGGCGAGATGATGCACAACCTGCGCCGCCTTGAACTGCGCCAGCGCCTGACCTCTGCCATCAATGCAAACAAGGAGATCAAATAATGCGTATCCGCGACATCTTGGCTGAGGCCATTGCCACCGTCTGCCTGTTCGCTGTGGGCTATGGCCTGATGCTCATCACTTACGGCGCGGGGTGGTGAGATGGCAATCAGACTTGGAGCAACGGACACCCACATCGTGCTGACGGCGCTGTGGGATTACCGCGAGACGCTGACGATCTCTAACGACATTAGGCCCACGCCGCACATTGAGGAGAAGATCAGCAGCGTTGATCGCCTGATCGCATCGTACAAGAAATCGTACTTCGCGCTGGATCGGCTGGGCATCCAATGACCGCATATTACAACGAATTCGACCCCAAGGCCGCCGCATGGCTGCGGGAACTTATCAAGCAAGGCCACATAGCAGATGGAGTTGTGGATGACCGATCAATTGTCGATGTTCGACCTGATGAACTGCGAGAGTTCACCCAGTGCCACTTCTTCGCAGGCATCGGGGTCTGGTCCTACGCCCTGCGATCCGCAGGCTGGGCCGACGACCGTCCTGTTTGGACAGGAAGCTGCCCGTGCCAGCCTTTCAGCGCGGCAGGTGCAAGAGGCGGGTTTGATGACCAGCGGCACCTCTGGCCGCACTGGCACCATCTCATCAGCCAGTGCCGCCCTTCAGTCGTCTTTGGCGAGCAGGTTGCAAGCAAGGACGGCCTCGGCTGGCTCGACCTTGTACACGCTGACATGGAAGCAACGGGCTACGCCTTCGGGGCTGCTGATCTGTGCGCTGCGGGCGTCGGTGCGCCGCATATCAGACAACGCCTCTGGTTTGTTGGGCTGGCCGACGCCGAAGGCGACAGATGGGCCCAAGGGGAACAGGTCAGCGGAAGGGGCTTGGAGGGAGTATTTGCGTGGCGGGCAAATGGACGTTCCATTGGCAGCGCAGATGGCAGGCTGGCCGACGCCGACAACGCAAGACGACAATTGCTCACGAATGCAAAACCCGCAGGAATACGCGGAGAAGCGTCTAGCGAGAGACAACAAGTGCAGCAATCTAGCACAGACGGCACAAGCGATGGCAGCATGGCCGACGCCGCAGGTTCACGACAGCTTCAACGCGGGCTACGCGACGGAGGAGAGTTTCAACGCAGCGCACTCTCGGCACAAAGCGAAGGGGGTCCACAAGCAAGTGGCGCTGTCGGACCTGACGAAAATGTGGACATGGCCGAGCGAAACCTTCCAAGCGGCCCGACTAACGGCTTCTGGCGAGATGCTGACTGGCTCTTCTGCCGGGATGGAAAGTGGCGGCCAGTTGAACCCAGCACATTCCCGCTGGCTCATG